GCAAGAGTCGCGTTCTGTAGTGCTAACGGGAATCGGGCCGGTTTTGACGTTTGCGCTTTTAAGGGTTAGATGTGCTTGCATGCTCGACCCCTTATTTAGTCAATACGTCAAAATATGCCAGGGCGCCGATTAGCAGCGCGCCAGCGACAATGGCCACGGCCAGTAGATCTAGAAATAATGCTTTTTTCATGTTGTTTTGCCTTTAGTTAAGATTAGAGAATAAAGGCCAGCTTTGCTGGCCGGTTTGATTTAGACAATGAATTCTGGGTGATTTGTCACGCCGAATGCCAGGGCATGCGCGCGAAGCGCGTCGGCGCTTTTCTTAGAACGGGCCGCGCGAATGAGTGCAGATATAGCGCGCGCGACGTAGTCAGGGCCTAAGCCAGCAGCGCGGTATTTTGTGATAATTTGCAACTCGCGAATTTCAGATTTAGTCATGTTTTGCCTTTAGGTTAGTTTAGGTTTTACTGGGTTTTTCGGACCCAGTGACGCTATTGTAAGGCATTTTCGTACACTGTCAACACCTATTTGCAAAAAAGTGACAATATGCAAAAATTGCATAATTTTGGGTCATTTGGGTTAGGGTTAGGTTATGGATTTGGGCTGGCATGACCCAATCGCAAAGCGGCGCAAATACTGGGTTTTACTATGCTTTGGGTCATTTGGGTCATGGTTTATAGATAACATCAATAATTTATATACTGTATATATAGCCAGTAGGGTTAGTATCTAGGAAATCTCACCCGCGAACGCTCGCGCCTTCCCGCACCAATTTTTCTGGCATGACAAAATGACCCAAATGACCCAAAGCCTGGGCGCCAGATCTTTGCGTTTAGGTCATTTAGGTCATGCAAAAAACAATGACCCAAATGACCCAAAGCATGGCCATGCTGGCGCCAGCTTACAAATAAAAAACCATGACCCAAATGACCCAAATGACCTAAACGATGGCCATGCCGGCGCCAGCTTGCAGCATGCGCACGGTGGCCGCTGGCCATGCCGGCGCCGGGCCGATGGCAAAATACCCACAATGCCAGAAGGGGTACCCCAAGGGCCGGCGGCAAGGGCCTAGTGAAAACGGTGGACTCGCAAACAATTTTTTATTTTTTAAAAAACGGCATACAATCCCAGCCACGTGCAAAGCATGGAGAGCTTATGTTCTATTCAATACCATTTACACCGCGCAAGGTCGAAGCGACAGAGTCGCGTTTGAAGGCGGTGTATGACGCAGCCAAACTTGGCCTCAAAGGCGACGCCTTGGCACTCGCCGCAGGCATGTTGCCCACCGAATACCGACAACTCACGCAACTTGACCCCGTGGTCGAGATGGCCGCGCAAAAGGGCAAAGCAGACGCTGAGATAGAGATGGCCAACGTCTTGCGCAGCGCAGCGCTCCAAGGCGACGCTAAGTCAGCGCTTGAGATCCTCAAACATCAACACGGCTGGGTGGCCAAGCAGGCCATATCTGTCGAAGTCGACCAGCGCATATCCATCACAGGCGCACTGGCCGAGGCGCAGAAGAGAGTGTTAGATGTGACCGACATAGAAATAATCGAGGCACCCACGCATGCAATCGACCATATACAGCGCTGAAGACGAACAAGAACTGATGGCGCGTTTATGGGCGCCGGCAATCAAAGACAACCCACTGGCGTTTGTCATGTTTGCGTTTCCTTGGGGGCAACCTGGCACGCCACTGGAGCATTTCAAAGGCCCACGCAAATGGCAGCGTGAGGTCTTGTCAGACATCGCGGCGCACATCAAACAGAACCAGGGCAAGATTGACTTCGACACATTACGCCACGCCGTCTCGTCTGGCCGTGGTATTGGTAAGTCGGCCTTAGTGTCATGGATCACGATATGGATGCTGTCCACCCGCATAGGGTCAACGACCATCATCTCAGCCAACAGTGAATCACAACTGCGCTCTGTCACATGGGCCGAGATTACCAAATGGCTGGCGATGTCTCTTAACAGCCACTGGTTTGAAGTCTCAGCCACACGGCTGATGCCAGCCAAGTGGCTCACGGAACTGGTCGAGCGTGATCTTAAGAAAGGCACCCGCTACTGGGGCGTCGAGGGACGGCTTTGGTCAGCGGAAAACCCCGACGCTTACGCGGGTGTCCACAACTTTGACGGTGTACTGGTGGTGTTTGATGAGGCGTCTGGTATTGACGACAGCATTTGGGCTGTGACAGCGGGTTTCTTTACCGAGAACACGCCCAATCGTTTCTGGATGGCGTTTAGCAACCCACGCCGCAACACGGGGTACTTCTACGAGACATTCAACAGCAAGCGTGGTTTTTGGACAACAAAAGTCGTGGACGCTAGGACTGTCGAGGGCACGGACAAGCAAGTCTATCAGAGCATCATTGACGAATACGGCCCAGACAGCGCACAGGCGCACGTTGAGGTGTACGGTCAGTTCCCGTCAGAGGGCGACGATCAGTTCATTGGCGCCTTGTTAGTAGACGAGGCGATGAAAAGGCCTAAGTATCAAGATCAGTCAGCGCCTATCGTGATCGGCGTTGACCCCGCACGGTTTGGCGCGGACGCGACAGTCATCGCTATCAGGCAGGGGCGGGACTTGGTGGACATCCGGCGGCATCGGGGCGACGACACCATGACGGTCGTGGGGCATGTGATCGAGGCGATTGAGGAATTTAAGCCCACGCTGGTCGTGATCGACGAGGGCGGGCTGGGTGCTGGCATTGTCGACCGCTTAAAAGAGCAGCGATACAAGGTCAAAGGGGTGAATTTTGGAAATAAATCGACCAATCCCATCATGTACGGCAACAAAAGGGCTGAAATGTGGGGGAAAATGAAAGATTGGCTCAAAACGGCCTCAATACCGCTTGACAGGTTTCTTAAAACTGATCTAATTTCACCTATGATGAAGCCCGACTCCAAGGGTACGATTTTTCTGGAGTCGAAAAAGGACATGAAAGCCAGGGGGCTGGCATCACCCGACGCGGCAGACGCGATCTGTGTGACTTTTGCCTTCCCTGTGGCGCATCGTGAGGCGCGTGAACCCACGCAGCGCCGCACTTATGTGGATCGAAGCGTGGTGACAACCTCTTGGATGGGAAGTTAAAATGCAAAAGCCCGGACTCTACGCAAATATCCACGCCAAACGCGAGCGCATCGCCGCTGGTAGCAAAGAAAAAATGCGCCAGCCAGGCGACAAAGGCGCGCCGACTGCCAAGGCGTTCAAAGAATCCGCCAAAACAGCGAAGAAGAAGTGATCATGCCACTTGTCAAGTCAAAATCACCCGAAGCCTTCCGCAAAAACGTCGCCGCTGAAGTAAAATCTGGCAAACCCGTCAAACAGGCCGTTGCGATTGCGTATTCTGTCAAACGCGCGGCCCCACCAGCGAAGAAGAAGTAATATGGCAGACCCAACCGGCATGGTCGCAGCAGCTAATGTAGCTGCCGGCGGCAAACCTCTAAAAAGTGACTCTGACATATTGACCGTCGCTCGCGCACGCCTTGATATGGCTGTCTCTGCGCTGGCTGAGAGTCGTGAAGACGAAATCGACGATCTGCGCTTCTATGCTGGCTCACCTGACAACCACTGGCAGTGGCCTGCTGACGTTTTGGCCACTCGCGGTGCGGTGCAAGGTCAAACGATCAACGCACGCCCAACACTGACAATTAACAAACTGCCGCAACATGTCCGTCAAGTGACGAATGACATGCGTCAGAACAGGCCTGGCGCTAAAGTCATCCCCGTGGATGACAACGCCGATGTGCAAGTGGCTGAGATTTTTAACGGCATGATCCGCCACATTGAATACATCTCAGACGCTGATGTGGCATACGACACAGCATGTGAGAACCAAGTCGCCTACGGCGAAGGGTACATCACCCTGATGACCGAGTACTGCGACCCTGCCACATTTGATCAAGACATCAAGATTGGCCGCATCCGCAACTCATTTTCGGTCTACATGGATCCTTTGATCCAAGACCCCACTGGTGCAGACGCTAAGTATTGTTTTATCACCGAAGACCTGACCAAAGCTGAATATGAGCGTCAATATCCCGACGCTGCGCCTATCTCGACCTTGCAATCGCTTGGTGTGGGTGATCAGTCGATCAGCAACTGGCTCAATGAAGACACGGTTCGCATCGCTGGCTACTATTACATTGACTACGACAAGGCGACACTGAACATGTACCCAGGTGGGCAGACCGCGTTTGAGGGTACACCTGAAGACAAGCAATTGAAAATGGTCTACGGCAAGCCCAAGCGCAGCCGTATCTCTGAGCGCCGCCGTGTGAAGTATTGCAAGATCAACGGCTACGAGATCTTGGAAGAAAAAGAGTGGGCAGGCCAGTGGATTCCCGTGATCCGTGTGGTCGGCAACGAATTTGAGGTTGATGGCCGTATCTATGTCTCTGGTTTGGTCAGAAACGCCAAAGACGCCCAGCGCATGTACAACTATTGGGTGTCGCAAGAAGCCGAGATGTTGGCTTTGGCGCCTAAAGCCCCGTTTATTGGTTACGGTGGCCAGTTCGAGGGCTATGAGGACAAGTGGAAGACGGCAAACACAAACAATTGGCCTTATCTGGAGGTCAATCCTGACGTTACAGACGGTCAGGGTGCTGTTTTACCATTACCCCAACGCGCCCAGCCGCCAATGGCTTCTACGGGTCTTTTGCAGGCCAAAGCTGGCGCATCTGAGGACATCAAGTCCACAACAGGGCAATACAACGCATCTCTTGGCATGGGAAGCAACGAGCGCAGCGGAAAAGCGATCCTTGCGCGTCAGCGCGAAGGTGATGTTGGTACATATCATTACGGTGACAACCTGACACGCGCTGTGCGCCATGTGGCTCGTCAATTGGTTGACCTGATTCCTAAGATTTACGACACCCAGCGTATCGCTCGCATCATTGGTGAAGATGGCGAAACCAAGATGGTCAAGATCAATCCAGAGCAAGAAGAACCCGTGCGCGAGATTCGTGACATGGCAAACCCTGAGATCGTAATTGAAAAGATTTACAACCCAGGCGTTGGAAAATACGATGTGGTGGCCACAACAGGGCCAGGCTACGCAACCAAGCGCCAAGAAGCATTGGAAGCCATGGCTCAACTGCTTCAAGGCAACCCACAACTGTGGCAAGTGGCTGGCGACTTGTTTGTTAAGAACATGGACTGGCCAGGCGCACAAGAGATGTCCAAGCGCTTTGCCAAAACCATTGATCCTAAGATCATGGAAGACAGCGACAAGTCACCCGCCTTGCAAGCTGCTGAGATGCAGATGCAGGCTATGGCCGCTGAGATGGAACAGATGCACAGCATGCTTCAAAATGTCCAGCAGTCCATGGAAGCACGCGACTTGGACATCAAGTCTTACGAAGCTGAGATTAAGGCCTATCAGGCTGAGACACAGCGCATCAGCGCCGTGCAAGCTGGCATGACTGAAGAGCAGATCCAAGACATCGCCATGGGCGTGGTCGCTGCGGCTTTGGAGTCGCAGGGCATGATCAACCAGATGCCTGAAATGCGTGAAGAAACACCTGGAGAGATGCAATGAACGCAGCAGATTTTGTAGGCTTGTTGTTCCTAGCGCGGGATGTCACGCACAGCGTGCATTTGAACACCCGCAGCTACTCCAAACATGTGGCTTTAAACATCTTTTATGACCGCATCATCGGCGCGGCTGATGATTTTGCTGAAGCCTACCAAGGCAGGCATGGACTGATTGGCCCGATCACGCTACACTCAGCAAAAAAGACTAACAATGTGATTGAGTTTTTGGAAGATTCGCTTAAGCAAATTGAAGATTGCAGGTATGAAATTTGCGATAAAAACGACTCATCTTTGCAGCAATTGATTGATAATATCATCGAGATATATCTCAGAACCCTCTATAAATTGAAGTTCTTGGCATAAGGAGCCATCATGTCTAATTACACCGCCATTTCAGCGACAACCCAGATCAAAGTCGGCGCAGGCAAACTCAACGGTATCTTTGTGAGCAGTGCTTCTAGCACGCCCGCCATCACTGTGTACGACTCACCCGCTTCTAGCGCGTCTGACCCCGTGATCTTGGCCACTTTCACGCCTACTGGCAACACAATGCACAACTTCTTTCAAGGCTTGTACTTCAACAAGGGCTTGTACATTGTAATCAGCGGCACAGTTGCAGCGACCATCTCTTACGAATAAAGGGGCATATCTTGGCAGACGTTAAAATATCCGCGCTGCCATCGGCCACCACGCCGCTGGCAGGCACTGAGCAGATCCCTCTTGTTCAAAGTGGAGCGACCAAAAAAGTCACTGTAGACGGCCTGCTTACTACGGCCAACTTGGGTACACCCACCGCGATCAATCTGACCAACGCCACATTTGTGCCTGTTGCGCAGGCCACTGGCGTGTTGCCCATTAACCATGGCGGCACTGGCACAACCACACCGGCTTTAGTGGCCGGAACCAATGTCACTATCTCTGGCACTTGGCCTAACCAGACAATTAACTCAACTGCTGGCTCAGTTACTGATGTGACGGCCACTGCGCCTGTGGTGTCTAGCGGTGGCTCAACACCCAACATCAGCATGGCTGCGGCCAATGCGTCAACAAACGGTTATTTGGCATCGACCGACTGGAACACATTTAACAACAAGCAGCCTGCGGGTTCGTATTTGACCAACGGCGGTGCTTTGGGTACGCCTTCTAGCGGTACTGCAACAAATTTGACAGGCCTGCCACTTTCTACTGGCGTGACTGGCCTACTTCCAGTCGCAAACGGTGGTACAGGCACAGCAACGCCAGCCTTGGTGGCCGGAACTAATGTCACCATCTCGGGCACATGGCCAAACCAAACCATCAACTCAACTGCAAGCGGCAGTGGTGATGTGACTGGCCCAGCTTCAAGCACCGACAACGCTGTTGCTCGTTTTGACAGCACAACTGGCAAGATCATCCAAAACTCTGGCGTTGTGATCAACGACTCAGGCGAGGTGACTGTTGGTGTTTGGAAAGGCACGGAAGTTGGTTTGTCCTATGGTGGTACGGGCGCATCTAGCGCTTCGCAGGCTCGCGGCAACATCTTGCCGTCTTACACCGGCAACGGCGGCAAAGTCTTGGCGGTAAATGTTGGCGCAACTGATACCGAATGGATCGCCGCAGGCGGCACAGGCACTGTGACTAGCGTTGGTACTGGCACTGGCTTAACTGGCGGCCCCATTACGGCAGCGGGTACTATTGCTTTGGCCGACACTGCTGTCACGGCGGGTTCTTACACAGCAGCCAACATTACAGTTGACGCCCAAGGCAGAATTACAGCAGCCGCAAACGGTTCTAGTGGATCAGGCACAGTAACTTCTGTTGGTGGCACTGGCACAGTCAATGGAATATCCTTATCTGGAACAGTCACAACATCTGGCAATTTGACTTTAGGCGGCACGCTTGATTTGTCTAGTCCTCCTGCTATTGGAGGAACAACACCAGCGGC